CCAGTGCGTCAGGTTCAACGTCCCGGGATAGCTCACCGTATTCACCGTATTGGTCACATACGTCACCACCGGCGTCCCATTCGTGACCACCACGCTCGGTATGACGTTGGTCACCGTGTTCGTGATCCCCACGATGTAGTTGCTTGTGCCGCTTGCCGCGATGTAGTTGGTGAACGTCGTCGAACCGGCGTTCGTGCAGTTCCACCCCACAAGCTGCGTCGAGGTGTACTGGTATTGGGCCGACGCCGTGAACGTCAGCAGGCTCAGCAGCGCCAGGGCCAGCGCGACCGCCGCGCCCTTCTTCGCCATTTCCAGCGGCTCGAAAAACCGCGCCAGCGCGCGATGCTGCCACGGCAGAATCTCCACCGTCTGGCCCTCCCGCACTTCCCGGCCGTCCACGATCACATTCGTGACCGCCGTCACCTTCACCATCTCCGGCTCCTTATACTTCTTGTCTCCGGTGATCAGTTCGATGACCGCCTTCGCGTTGGCGTAGGCCCTGTCCGCGGGCTGGATCGCCCGCAATTCCGCCACCAGCTTTTGCGTTTCCTCGAGCGGCAGCGCCTTGATTTGCATTTCCGTCAGATTCATATCGTCTCTTTCTTTTGTAGCGGCGAGCGCCGCATTATTGGTTGTGTTTCAGCCGGCACCCGTCCTATTGAGCCGCCGTCTGCAACACGGCGAATGGCTTGAGCGACGTGCTCGCCGCCACCGTCTTCATCTTGACCCCCGCCCGCATCAGCGTGCGGAAAGCCCGCAAGTTCTGCGGGAAACCGATGTCGTCCGAGGTCGCGAGTTCCAGGTCCTCACGGATGCCGACCGCCATCCCGTCCGGTTCCCCAAACGCCGCAATCGGCTGGTTCGGGCCGTCCGTCGCCGGCGCGATGGCCGTGGGATGCACGGGGTGGCCGAGGATGCTGCCGATGGACCCGGGGTTCGGCACCTCCAACCAAGTCTGAAAGAGCGGCCGCCCGTTCTTGTCCGTGATCAAACACGCCTTGGCGATCATCTGCGGGTGCATCCACCACATCGGCTTGCGGCTCAGCACCTGGGGCGACACCGTCAACAGCACGTTCACCCAATCCTGCAACTGCGTGGTCGCCACCGTCGTGTTCCCCGTCGTCGCCACGGTCGCCATATTCGTGTTGGCCAAAGGCGCGTTGAATAGGCCCACATATCCCGCGTTCGTTTGGTCCGCATTGCCCGTCCCAATGAACGCGGCCGTGTCCATGCCCCACGCCACCGATTCCGCCATCTGCTTCAACACATAGGGCGCCAGGTCCACCGAGCTGTCCGCCAGTAGCTCGCGGGCGATGTACATCAATACCGCCAGCGTCTGCACAATGAGCAGCACCTGGCCGCCGCCAAACGTCCCGCTCGTGATCGTCGAACCCTCGGACGTGCCCCCGGTCATCGACCCGATCCAATAAAACTGCGGACGCGCCGTCGCCACAGGCAGCACCATCGTGCGCATCCCGATGCGGATCACCCCTAGCGTGTTCCAGTCCCCAAACTCCAAAAGCGTGTCGAAAATCTCGTTGAACGTCTGCGTCGGCACCGTCGCCTGCCCCAGCGACGAATCCACGCCGGTCAGCGCCTTGAGCTTGCCCATGTGTTCCTGGACGTGCTTGGCATACGCCGGGTCCAGCGTCCCCAGTTCGCCCGATTTCACGGCGATGATGTACCGTGCGGCCGCGTTGAGGCTGAACCGCAGTTCCTCATTCGCCAGCGCCCGCGCAATCGGCGACTTGAACGAACTCCGCGCGTTCAACTGCACCGCGTTCTGCAGCTTCCGGTAATGCCCCGTCAGTTCCTCATAGGACGTGTTGACCTGGTTCTTCACCTTCGTCAGGTCCTCCAGCGCGCCCTTGACCTCCTTGTCGGCCCGGCCCAGGTCGTCGAGCACCTTCTGCGTCTGCGTCCGGAACTCCGTCTTGATCTCGCCGATCCGCTTGTCCTGCGCGTCGAGACCATCGAGCACCTTCTTTTCAAATCCCGTATCGGTTTCTTCTTTCATACCACTCTATCTCTTTCTCTTGCGGTCTTACGACCGCGTGTTGTTTCTTTGTCCCATGAGGATCGCCAGCCGTGCCCGCGCCCGGGCCTTTGCGACATGCGCGGGATCGTCGGTCGCATCGGCGGTTGCACTTTCGGCCATCTTCTTGGAAATCATCTCCAGGTCCCCGTCCGTCATGACGCCGGCCTTGTAAGCCTGGAAAAAACTCTTCGCCACCGCGTTGGGGTTGCACGGCACAATGCACGCGCTCAATTCGAGCTGCTGCTGCTGGATGTAGATCGTGTCCACCGGCGCGTCCGGCCCCAGGCCCAGCGCCTTCACCTGCGCGTCCCACACCGCCTTGCCCGTCCGGGTCCCGGCGTAGGCCACCTTCGCGTTGCACCAATCGTCGGACGGCCAATCGTCCGGCGCGAGCCGCGTCGTCAGCATCACCGGCTTGAATCCCACGCTCACCCCCTTGAGGTAGCCCGCCTTCGTCATCGCGAAGCCCAACTGCGCCAGCCGGTTCGCCTCCACATCTATGGCCCATTGCACCGTCTCGATCAGTTGGTTGTTCTCCACCCGCGCCCCCAGCACCTTCCCCACCAGGTTGTCAATCGTGCCGGTCCGGTGCGAATCCACAAATGGCCCGTTCTTCTCCATATAGTCGAACAGCCAGCCGTCCGCTTTCACGACCTCGCGCGTATGGTCAATCGTCTGGTCGCTCGCGATGTACTCCAGGATGCCGGCCTGCTCGTCGAGCAGCTTGACCGTCGGATAGAGGGTGACTTTCATCGGGTGCTTATCTCCGGTTTATGACCGCCACCGGCATTCGCGATTTGACGTAGGCCGCCAGTTCCCCCGCATCTTTCCAGCTCGCATCCGCCTTGAACGACACCGGCCGCTTACCATCCTTGGTCAATATTTCGAGCTGCTTGCCGTTCCGTACGACCTCGAATCGCCCGCCCAGTTCCCGTTTTAGTTTCTTCGCATTCATGTTTCTATTCCTCGTCCGGCCCCCTCACCGCCAGTTCGATGCACTGGCAGTTGATCACGTTCTCTGGCGAGCCATCCTCATCCCCGGGGTGCATCAGTTCCTCGCCGCCCACCACGAACGGCTCGTCAATCGGAATCGGGTTCGCCTGGTACTCCACTTCCGCGGCGGCGTGTGCCTTGCGCACCGTTGGCCCGTGGCTGCTCAGCCACGATTTGTAGCGGATGCCCGCTGCCGTCATGGACTCATGCCGGCTGAAATTGAACGCGCACCCCGTCTCCGTCATCGCGATCCGCCGTGCCTCATGTTTCGCCAGCGAATTGAAGACCCCCTTTACGCGGGCCATTAAATCATCGAGCCCCTCACCCTTTGTGAACCCTTCCTCCAGCGCCGTGTTGAGTTGGTTCCGCGCCGTATCGCCGCAGCCCTGCACCGCCTGCTGACGCGATACGATATATTCCAGCGCCTTGGCGGGCGGGAACTCCCACGGGTCCACCAGTCCAATTTCGCCGCGCACCTGGTCGGCGGCCGTTTGCAACGCCGCTTTTGTTACCGGATTAGTGGCCGCCACCACCTGCTTCCCAAAGTCTTTCGCGTTGAAAATGATATCCAGCAGCCCTTTGGTGGTGAGGCCTTTCTCGACCACTGCCCCCTGATCACCGCTCACTGAATACTGATTACTGATCACCTTTTGCCCCAGGCCATGCGCCGCCAGCAATTGCCTCAACGCCTTCCCTCGGAACTCAGCCACCACCCGGCCCACCTTGTTTTCATACGCCTTCACCGTGCCGCTCCGCTGGCGCATGTGATGCTCCCACAACTTGTGGTTGGAAGTGCCGGCTCTAACTGGCCGCGCCTTCCCCACTCGGCCCGCCAGCATCTTGCGCAAGCTTTTGACCGCCTCCGGTTCCTTCGTTCCCTCTCCTGGTTTCTCTGTGCTCTCTGTGCTCTCGGTGGTTAATTCCCCAAACTCCGGCGCGGTCGTCGGCTCGGGAGGCGGCTCGCTCGCCTGCTCAATCGGCGTCACATTGAGTGGCAGCCACCCGATGTCATCCCCCTCGAACCGCGGTAACTCCAAGCCCAGATATTCCGAGATGTCCCGCATCGGCATCCCCTTGCTCCAGAGCTTGTCCACGGTCTCGAATCGCTCCCTTAGCACCGCCTGCATTACCGGGTGATCGTCCCAATCCAGCGCCACGTCCACCACCTGGCCCGTCATGCGCCCGATCAACTGCTCCAGCGCCGCGCACAACTTTTGGCCGCAGGGGATGCACGTATCCGTCAGCATCCGGTAATAGTCGCTCGCGCTGCCCACGCTATACGCCGCCTTCACGTCGAACATCGAGGGCGGCACACCGAACGCCAGCGCGATCTCATGCCGGTTCTCCAGCCGCTGCCCGATGAACGCCGCGTCCACGCTCGTGATCTTCGGGTCCTTCACGTCGATGTCCCCAGTCATGAACGTGTAGCGCAACTCCCCGCGCAACTGCGCCTGGCGCTTCGCCCTCAAGTCCATGATGATCTGCTCCCTCTGCGGATCGGTCGGCACGCCCCCCTTCGCGATGATAATCCCGCCCAGGTCGCCATTGTTCGCCATCAGGTTTCGGCCAAACTTGCCCGCCAGCCAGTCCGACTCCGCCGCCACCGCGGCCGGCGCATACTCCCCCAGGCCCCGCCAGTCATCATACGGGTTCCAATACTTCAACTGGATCACCTGCTCGGGCAGCAGCGACACCGGCTTGCCCCCCGGCGGCGTAAACACCCAGCCCGCCAGCCGGCCATTCTCAATCACATGCCGCATCCGATCCGGCCGGGCCACGATCACCGGCGGGTAGCTCTGCCGCGCCTCCGGGAACGGCACCAGCGTCGAATCGTCCAGGAGCCAGAAGCATTCCTGCATCTTGAGCCAGCCCACACTGGCCTCGATGAAATCCGCGTAAGTCAACCCCGCCATCGGCGCCCTCAGCCAATTCAGCACCTCCGGCAGGTCCAGGTATTCATCCAGGTCCTTCGAGACTTGAGCGTTTCCCCCCTTCCGTCCTGTCGGCCCGCCCGCCTTAGCTTTAGCGGAGGCGGGTCCCTTTTGCCCCTTCCTGGAGAACAGCACATCCACCCCCGCAATCGGCCCGCTCACCATCTTGATCGCCCGCTGGACCCAGACCGAGGCCGCGTAGGGCGCGTTCAGCGTCTCGCCCGCCCCCCCGCCCTCCACCGCCCGCGCAAACCAAAACGCCGGCACCCCCTGCTGACCGATGCCCTGCGTCCCCACCAGCGCGTCCGAGCCGATCCCCTTCTGGATCATCCCCTGCGCCGCCAGCCGCTCCAACCCCGCGTACTCCTGCCGGCTTACGTAGGACGGCGTCCCGTTCAACACCACCGCTTTTAGCCCCCCGCCGCCGAACATTGCACCCAGTTTGCCGATCACACCCATGCGGCCTCCCTTCTCGCGGTCCAGACCCCTCGCCACAAGGCCATTAAACCGGGGTTAATCGCCCGATAGGCGCGCGAGGCGCGCTCCCTGCTAGGTTGATACCCCCCAACTCGTCCTGGGGCATTTGGGCGCGTCCCCGCCGTTCGGGCATCTGCCCGGTCCCCGCCCCGAGGCGTGGGATGCGCGCATGGCAATCTGTCAAAGTAGGCCCTCATATTACTATGCTGCTATACTGGCCCGCCCCGGCGTCCACCGCCGCCCGCACCGCCAAGGCCAGCGCCGTGCAACGGTCGGAATGCCCTTCCTTGGTCCGGGCGGCCCAGTAGTTGTATTCGCCATTCATGACCACCTGCTGCATCGCGTGCAGGTCCTCGCGCACGGCGCGTGAGATGGGCACGCGGACGGTGGTGGGTGCCTCGAACTTCCGGCGCAGCAGTGGAAACATCTCCCGCTTGGTCTTCACGCTGAAGGTCACCTTCGCCACCTTGCCGAACTTGTGTTCCCCCGGGCTATACTCGCCGTGCTCTTTGGCCGCATAATCGCCAAAGCCGATGCCTGGCCCGGTGTAGTCCAGGCAGGTCCGCGCCGACCGCTTGATCCGGCTGCTCAGGATGCGGTTCTGGTCCGGGGTGTCCGTATTCTTCAGCACAAGCACCTCGCGGGTCCAGAGCACGCCGCCTATGAGTTCCAGCGCCCAGCAGACGGTCGGGTCGTTGGTCCGCCCGAAATCAATGCCGGCAAATACCGGGTTGCTGCCGCCCGGGGCGAAATCCCAATAATCCGCGCCGCATGCCTCCGTGGCCTCGGCGCTCTCGGCCAGGGCGATGAGATCGTAGGGCAGCAGCACATTGCTCGTATCCGTGGGCTGGCACTCGTATTCCTGCGCCCAAGCATCCGCGTCATCCAGTCCCGCCTTGAGCTGCTCCACGTCCACCGGCAACCCGTCCGCCTTGGCGGAGTGAATGTCCACCAGGTGGCCCGCGTAACCGTTCTCCGCGCGTTTCTCCCAGAGCGCGTAAAACTTGTTGCCCTTCCCGTTGAACGTGCTCACCACGCGAATCTTGAGCTCCCGGCGGATGTCTAGCGGTTGGCCGCCATACAACGCCCGCACGCGGTCCTGAAATGTGCCCGCCAACGGATTCGACAGGCTCGGGAACATCGCCGCCCAAATCTTGTCCGGGTCCTCGTGGTACGCGAACTCGTCCAAAATCACGTTCGCCGAATACCCGCGCGCCGTGGACGGATTGGCCGGGATGGCAATGATACGGCTGCCCGTGCTCAGCCTGATCTCCGCCTGCTTGAGCAGCGCCTCCGCCGCGCTCCGGTCTTCGGCATAATCCGCCAGCGCGATCTTGTAGGCGCCCGCCCAATCCTTGGCCTTTTCCAGCCATTCAAGCGCCTGGCGCTCGCCCGCGCTCAGGCACACCCACTTCGTGCCCGGGTCGGTCATCGCGTCCGTTACCGCTTCGCACGCCGTCGAAAAGCTCTTGCCCGTCTGCCGTGACCACACCCCGATTTTGAACCGCGCCCCATCCGCCACCCAGCGCGCCTGGTACGGCAGCAGCAAATCCAGCGGTGAGACTTTCCTCTCCGCGATCTTCGCGCCTCCGCGTGATACTTTTCGAGGTTCGCTCATCGCTTGAAAATCTCCCGTATGCGCGCGGCCTGCTCCTCCGGCGTCAGGTTCGCCCCGGTCACTTGCTCGACCTGGTCCGCTTGCGCGGCCCGTTTCTCCAGCAACTTCACCCGCCGCTCAGCCAGGTCGCCCGACCGCCGCTGCTCCTCGATCCGCTCGGCCTCGAGCGCCAGCTTTTTCTCGCGCGATTCGCCTTCAGCCTTCGCTTTCGCGTGATCCATCGCTAGCCGCGCCAGCCGGGTCGCCAAGTCCAGCGTCTCCGGGTCCGCCGTTCCCTGCGTCGTCAGTTTGTAGCTGATCACCCGGTGCAGCGCCGCAATCTCGTCCAGGCCGGGAGCCGGATCCTTCTCGAGCGCCCCTTGGATCTCCCGCCGCGACTGCGCCCCCATGACGATGTCCTGGATCATTTGCCGCTCCGCCAGCTTGGCGCGCCGAGCCGTCCACCATTCACTCAATCTCCCGGTCGAGACCGCCACGCCGTCCTGGCGAAGTTGCTCCTGCACCTGGGCCAGCGTTTGACCCGCCAAGAACCATTCCTCCAGCCGCTCCGCGTGCCCGTCCAGTTTCGAGGCTCTGCCTTTAGGTTCCATCTTCGCGCTCTTGGTGTTCTCTGCGGTTACAATTGCCGCGCCCGGTGAGTACCCATCGGCGTCAGCGTCCAGGTCCGCGTCTTGAGCAGGTCGTCAGTCACCCCCAGCGCCAGCCCCGCCGACTCCACTGCCCCCAGTGCGTCACGCAGGTCCGAGTCCGTAGGTCGCTCGGGCGCGGCCCCAATCTTCACGTGCATGAATAGCGCCCGCTCCGGCGCTGGCTCCCCGTCGAACGTTTTGAGCGCCAGCAAAATCAGTCGGATTAGCTTCTCCCTCATGGTTATTGATTTCCTTTCTTGCTCAGCAATTGCACGATCACCTCCGTCCGCCCGCTCAGCGTGGACATGCCATTCAGCACCTCGTTCACCCGCTTATGCACCTCGCTGACGCGGCTCTCATTTTTCCCGTCCAGGTCTTGCAGCCGCGACTCCATTTTCTCGTTCATCCGGCGTTCCATCTCGCCCAGGTCCCGCTTGATGCCCCGATCCATGCCGCCCAGTTTCGCCCAGATGTTGTCATGCTCCACCTGGTTGCGCGCCAGGTCCCGGTCCACACTTGCATGTCGCGCCTGGCAATCCTTTTTCGACGCCGGCCCGCTGACCGACTCGACCTGCAAGGGCTGCGGCGATATCGCCGTGGTTGTCTTGTGACCCGTCAAGCGGTCCCATAGCTTGATGAACGCCAGCGTGCCGGTCACCGCTACCACGGCCACGCCGAACAGCCAGCCGATGGCGGCGGGCTCCGAGGGAGAGGGTAAATCCGCGATCATTTCGTCACCTCCGTGTGGTCAAACTCCAATCCCAGCGTCCGGCTCAGCCAATCCGGTGGCACCCGCCACGCCTCTGTTCGCAGGAATAATGGCCGCCTAACGCGCTCGCAGCACAGCACCACTAATTCGCTGCAAAACACTCTCCCCTGGGGACTGCCGCTCCGCCGGGTCACAAATCGCAGCACGTCCAGCCAATCGTATGGCGTCCCAATCAAGCGCACCGCCTCCCGGGCCAGCGCGCAATGCTCCTCGCGCGCAAGCGCGGGCGCGAACCGGAACACGTCTACCACCGTCCCGCGCGTGTGCAGGGTCGACAGCGATGGCGAGCATTTCACCCCGCCATCCCATGCCTCAATCACCGTGCCAGCGCGAAGTGTCTTGCCGGCAACTATTGCCCCCTCGTCGAACAGCAACGCCGCGTGCGAGTAGGGTGAGCGCGTGAACCACCGGATCACCTGGCTCACCCCACTGCGGCCTTTATAGAGTGCGATTTGCATCGTGTCTGGCGTAGCGGCGTCTCGCTAGATCGCTGGCGATCTTGGAGTGGGCTACTTCGCCGTGCTCGCCGCATTCGTGCCCGCGCTGGCCGGAGGCAATGCGCTAAAGGGCGCGTTCGTCCCCGTCGCGTAGGGCGCCAGCGCGCTGAAGGTGTTGCTCGCCCCCGGCGGCATCTGCGCCCACGGCACTGCGCTCGGCGTGATTGCCCCCGAGAGCCCATAGTCCGTCGCTCCGACCACCACGTCGCCGCTTCCCGCATTCTCACTGATGCTCGTGTCAAACGGGTTGATGCTCTGCTGGATGTCGAACGAGTCCACAAACTTCGGCGCATGCAGCTCGTTGGTCGCCGTGGGTATCATCTGCACCACCGTGCTCGCGAATCCCAGCTTGATATTCGGACTCCCGTTCTGCGTCGACGCCGTCTCCACAATCAGCCCGAAGGCCCGCTGCTTGACCGACACGATGTAGCCATCCTTGATGGCCGTGCTCATGCAGCCGGTCGCCAGCAACATCAGGCCGCCGCAAGCCAGCAATCCCAGCGGCCCGCTCACCCCGGTGGACGGCCTCGCCTGCGGACTATTGTTGACCGGTGGATTCAGCGTCAGCGTCGGCGCGCTCGCCAGGCCAGCGATCTCCCGCGTGATCCCCGCCCGGATGAACACCGCCAGCAACGCCACGGCCGCCGCGTAAGTGTCGTTCGGAATCACCCACCACTTTTGCCATACCCCAAACACCGCGATGCCCATCAGCATCGCCACGAGGTAGGTTTTGCAGCCCGGAAGAGCATCCAAGATTTTCTTCATATTGTTTCTCCAATGAAGAGGAAGCCGGCGCCGACGCCTCCGCCCACCCGGGAAACTAGGAAGATCGAATCCGGCAGCGCCGGCCCCTCAGATTGTTTTGCGCAAACGATTTCAGCCGCGCGGACATTGCGCCCGGCGGCCACTGATTCACTGCGTTTCCCATCAGTAACTATCACGCCCGACATCCTACATCGGGCTAAAATGCTACCGTGGTAATCTCCTTTCCCCCCGCGCTCCCACCCGCTCTTAGCGCCGCGCGGCACCCCCGTCAATCGCAAACGGCGTGGCCTCCCCCTTTTGAAATGTGCATTCGATGCACATCTGCCAGGGGGAACGCCTCAGAAAACCCTACCTTTCGCGGATCGATACCGACGCCCTCAATTCACCCTGATTCGACCAGAAGGACAAATTGAGATTGGTGCGCTCGACCGGGC